CTGTATCACTAGACAAAGATGTAAGCTGTTCAAATGTTGTACCGTCGAACCTATATGGTTTGCCTGTACCATCTACAAGCATCAGCTTTTCTGTTCCGTCAAAGTCGTACTTCAGAAAACGTACTTTACCAGAACCGCCGATTGTGACACCTGCGCTGCTGTATGCAACATTGTCACTTACTTGTGTCCAGCCGGAACCTGTCGAGAAGAATAAGTCGTCACCACGACAGGCAAACACTTTATCATCATACCGATGCAGTCCACGTACCGTACCCGTATTAGACAGAGCATTGCTGTCAAACTTATCAAAGCCTTCAATACGTGTGTACCCACCAAAGATCGAAGGTTCAAAGTTACGTAAGATACGTGCAGAACCCGGTGCCTGAAAACCTTGCTGATACGGAGAAAGGTTTGTAATCAAGCCACCCTTAAATTCAAACGAATGGGTCTGCCATGCGTCAGCCATTAGATGGGCAACCTCGCATAGCCCATTCTGCCCCCACCACCAGTGTTCTGTGGGATCATGTAAGAACGTACATAGTATGTCCGGTTAATCAGCATGGAACGCATGTTCTTGATACCTTCTTCAAACTTCTCTTTGGCAACAAGTGCATCCTGCGTATTGCCACGGAACAGGTAGGCATAGTGCATGGCACCATCTACTACAATATGTTTGAAGCGTTCTGGCACAGCCGGTACATCATCATACAGTTCAAGGTCTACAGGAATGCGGTAGTACTCATATACGATGGTGTAAGCGGCATCAGGTTCCGGCGTGAGAATGTACTCAAGTGCAGGACCGTGCGCTACCATCTGTGGTACACCCTGTCTTCCTGTAGAATTGTATTCTTGGTCTACATACTTGTCAAGATACTCTTCGTATGTAATAATGCCAAGACGTGTAGTGGCATTGCCAAGTGTATTGTCTTCCTTAATACGGAAGCTGTCAAAGTCAATCAGTTTAGCGTCGTGGGGGAAAGCATAACGTGAGACATCACTGGACAGCACATCTTCCTGCTCTACGTGATTAAACGGCCAGTTGAACTCATGCTGATTGATGTCACGAAGCGAGGCATTGATTGCGTCCTTTGCGTGGGCATAGAAACCCGTAGCACTGGCAAAGTTGGACGAAGTAAGTTCCGTCTCGTTCAGGCGACGATTGAGTTCATTTACAAGTCCAAGATAATTATACGCCATTATTTTTGCCTTATAGCTACTTTAACAGATCGTTCAGCCGTACTGCCCGTGCTGTCAACAATTTGACATATGAATGTATATTCTCTATTCAATACCCCGCCACCAAGATTAAGTGTAGCTACAGTATTTGTATTGGTCTGACTGATGTTTTGAATGCTGTCAGTTACTGTGCTACCAGATGCTGTGGTAAGTGTTTCACCTGCATCAATCTGCGTCTTGCCAATCTCGGGTGTCTTTACAAACCAAGTTACAGATGAGATGGTAGCAGTGTCAAGGAACCGTGACCAGTCCATGCTGTAGTCAAGTGTTTCATCAGGGTCTTTTACAGGCCAGCGGAATGACATTTGTTACTTCCTTATGCAGCCGCACGTCTTTCAGCGGCAGTAGATTGTTTTGCAACATATACAATGCGAGGCAGTTGTTTTTCTACATACGCAGTTCTGCGCCTATCATATAGTGTCTTGACTGCCTCAAAGTCAAACTGTACTGCAGTAAGTGTCAGAGTGCCTAGAGAGAATGTACCTTGTACACCTGTTAAAGTAAACCTGTTGCTTATAGAAAGCGTACCAATAGAACCTACGGCACTTACACTTAACAATGCTTCTGTTGGTTTTTCTTCAACGGTGTTTACAAAACCTGTAGCAGATACACCAACAATACTAAAGGTATTAGATACACCAAGACTTCCAATAGAACCTGTAGCACTTACGCTATTTAGGTTTTCGGATACATCAATCTCAAAACCATTAATTGCTACTGGTTGTACCGAACCTGTTGCAGATACACCTGATACTGGTTCACTTACGTTTAGTTTAATTGTACCAAGTGCAGTAGTACCAACATCACCAGTAACAGGAACACGGTTAATAGACCTGATGTCCAGTCCTGCACCGTTAAGTGTAAATGTTCCAACTACACCAGTAATAGGTTCACTTACGTTTGGCTGAATAGTACCAACGGATGCTGTTGCAGAAACACTGTTTAGTGCCTCATCTACTTGCGGTTCGAGTGTGCCAATAGAACCCGTAGCACTTACACTGGCAAGAGATTCTACCAGATTTACAGTGAGTGTGCCTGTGGTGCCTGTCGCACTGACACTACCAAGACGTTCAGAGATATCAATCTCAAATCCATTGATAGCTACAGTCTGAACTGCGCCAGTAGCACTGACTCCTGCTAAGGCAACATTAGGAGATACAACTCCGTAACTAGGAGAACCATATACACCTATGCCATATATTGCATCAGAGGAGTCGTAAAAGGCCATGCCTCACACTCCTTACGCAATACGAATTACAGCGTTGCTTGCGTCAGCGGCAGGAAATTCAATCGTCAAGTCACCAGCAGTAGCAGAAACAGTACCACCAAAGTCAATAACAGCAATGGCAGAGTTACTGTTAGCCGTATTGTAAATAATACAACCGTCAGCAGAAACTGTTACGTTGCTGAATACTTCATCAGTAAAGTCTACAATAGCAGTAGAACCATCAAGAGTGATTGACGCACCATCAAGTACCTGACCACCGGCAGAATAGCCAGTACCAGTTGCTTCGTCAGAGTTACCTGTTACGTCAGAATAATTAGTTGTGCTGGCATTATATGTACCAGTCGGTGTAGCCTTAATCAGAGCAAGTTTAAGCGAGTCGGTGTCCAGATCATGCTGACCGCCTAACAGTTCTGTTTTGAAGCTATTGCACATAGCAGTTGTGATTGCCATTTGTTTTCTCCAATATTATCAAAAGGTGTAGAGGGGCAGAGATGTCAAGTCCCTGCCCCAATACGTTAGTTAGGCAAGCGTGTCACGGTCTACTTCGTCAGCAGTCGTGTCACCCATTGTTGATACGTCCATCATAATGGCCCAAACACGAATCTTACCTGCGGAGATACCGTCACCAGTACCTGCGAAAGTCATGTCAATTGTGTTTGCAGTGCCATGTACTTCTGGACCTGCTGCAGTTGCATCAGCTGCGGCATAATCGCCAGCAGAAGCTGCATCAGCATCAAAACCATCAACGTACTTGTCTGCTTCTGTGTCTGTACCCAAATCAATGGTTTCATCTGAACCAGTGTTTGCAATAGTCAGAGCAGTAATAACTTCCAGACCAGCTGCAAGAATCAATGAACCAGCAGGTACAGTGATAGCTTGTACAACGTCACCAGCAGACGGGTCTACGGTGTGGTCAGCAAAGTTAACGGTGTTCTCAACCATGTAGGCATTACGCCCACGCTGAGAGTTGCCTGTTGCCGCTTGAAGGGCAGTAGTTACGGTAGCCATAATCTAATCCTCCCTTAAGCCAGATGGTAAGAGGCGTTAACAAGTGCCTCTGGACGCAGAATCTTACGTCCGTACAAATGCATACCACGAACAATGTCAGCAAAGCTGTCAGGGTCACGGTAGGTTTCGGTCTTATTAATCTGCTCTGCAGTTGCAACAGCAGATGAATGACCTGCAACAATCACACCAAAGTTAACAGCACTGTTCGCTCCTGCGAAGGAAGGACCAGTACCAACTGCTGGCAGATTGTTGGACGAGTACACTGTGAAGCCATGAATGTTGTTGGAAACAACGCCATTCTGCAGACCCGAACCACCGAAGTCAGCATTGAACAGACGAGAATCTTCGTCTTTCAAAATTTCAATGAATACAGGGTCAAGAACAAGCCAACGTCCCTGTGTGTCAACATTCTGCTGGTCTAGCAGACGTGACATACGGGCGATAACCTGAAGTGGGTTAGCGTCACCAGCGGTTGAAGGAGCAGCACCTGCACCTGTACGTGGGCTGATAGCAATTGCTTCACCACTTGACAGTGAACCAGCACCATCGTTAAAGTCTGTACCAGTCAGCTTCATTGATGCAAGCAGTTCGTCTGAACCAGCGGTAGTAACAGCCTTTGAACCGTTAACAGTTGTGTTAACAGTGTCTGGCGTACCGTGGATTGCAGACTGAGTGTAGCCTGACAAGTAGCCAAGAACATCTTGGTCAAACTGGTCGGCAAGGCGGTAAGCAGCACGGTCACTTGCCAGAGACTGGAAGTTAACGTGGCTGTGCGCCTCTTCAATGTCATCAACCTTGAATGCAAAGTAGTTAGCTTTGTCAATGGTCAGGTTGAAGTCTTCGTCGTCAAGGTCTTGCGGCGTGATGGTCGTACCACGGGCGTATGCCTTAACTGTGATTTCGGGTTCCTTGATAATCTTAACGGAATCACCCATCTGAGCAATCTCACCGAAGTAGTCATTGTTGGTGATTG